GCCTTTGTTTTCTTGGCAATCCACTTGTTGATGTATGCCATGACATTGGCTGCGGTGTCCTCAAACAGTTCTGCCTCTGTTGGCAATATGCGTCCGACTTCCATCCGTCTGACCTCCTGTTCTGACCTGCCTTGTCAATGCGTGGGCGGTCATCCCACACAGACGGGCGACTACTGCCCGTTTCGGCTCTCAAAATGCTTTTTCAATGTCGAATTTTCCTCCCACCGCCATGTCAAAGAGTGCCTCTTTTTCTGCCTCAAGTTCTTTCTGCTTTTCCTTGAGTGGCTTTGCAAGTTCCGTCGTTTCTGACCATCCCTCAAGTATTTTGATGCAGGATTCAAGAGCCTCAATCTCCTGCGATTTGTCTATGAGTTCCATGATTGCCTTTTCTTTTGTCATGCTGTTTCCTCCTGTGGAGGCTCTCTCGGTCTGTTCATGACCTCGCCTCTGTTCCGGCTGAATTTACCGTGTTGTGTCTTTTCACCTTAAAAAGTCACCGAAAACCTGTCATCCAACTATGAACCTTTTAGCAAGTTCACCCGCTGCCATGTTTCTCACGGTATTCCGACGCTGTCTTTCGGCTTGCCATCGTCAGAGCGTCGGTCGCCATCCGGACGCTGACGGGGCGACTGCTGCCCCGTTTCGGCTTTTAGAGTGTACCTGCAAATCTTGGGAGGAAAAATCCGAAATCCGTTGCCGGAAACGTTCCTCGTTTTATATTGTTTTGAATACCGCAATAGTCATGTGCGAAATTGAAATCATCTGCTTGCAACCAGTCATCCAGTCTCATGTTGAATTTCTTGTCTGCACTCTCAATGTCCATCAGTGCTCCCATGCGATCACCTGTATCAATTTTCATCCTTTCTGCTCTCTCGCAGATTTTCACATATTTCAAATATCTTTCTTTTTCCATTTCCGTTCCTCCTGCCCTTTGTTTGAGGTGCTACCCTTTAGAAGTAGCACTCTTTGAATTTTGCTTGTTGCGGTGAGTATCTGAAATAACTCATTGCGTTCTGCACGTCGCAGTATGTACAGCCGATTCTTTCAACCACCTCTGTGATGTGGCGGTTGAGGATGTTGTTTGCACCCTTTTCGATGATTAAATTTTTAACTGCGTCTCTGACCTGCTTTGTATTTGATTTCATGTTTTTGTCCTCCTGTTCGTTATCTTTGATTACATTATATTTATCCCTGATTACTTTGTCAACACTTTTTTGTTATCTCTGATTACTTTTTTATTGATTTTTCTGTTTTTCAGTGTTATCCTTATAGCAAATAAGGAGGTGACGCATGTGACACAAGGCGAAAGAATCAAAGAGGTGCGAAATTCCCTCGGTCTTACTCTTGAGAAATTCGGGGATAGACTTGGAGTGACAAAAGTTGCAATTTCCAATATAGAAAAAGGAAACCGCAACCTCACCGAACAGATGACAAAATCTATCTGTCGAGAGTTCGGTGTTGATTATATGTGGTTGACCACTGGAGAGGGAGAAATGTTCGTCGAGACCGACGATGACTTTTTTGAAAGAATCGACCGCATCATGGCGGGTGAAAATGAGACCCGCAAAAATATGATAAAAATGCTCTTGTATGCTTCTGATGATGACATCAAGGCATTTGACAGACTTGTTGATTATTACATTTCATTGAGAGAGGAGAAATGATGAAAAAAGCATCTGATTTATATTCTCTCACTCGTCGAGAGTTGATTTTGCTTGAAATGTTTAACATGCTTGATGACGAGGAACAGGTTCAGCGTTTGTGTAGTCTTTCCGGTTATTTGCTCGGACGCAAAATCTTGTCGGAGGACGATTCGATGAAATACCTGCGTGAAATAAAAAAAGACTGACAGTCTTTTTCAACTGCCAGTCTCATGGGTGTACAGATATAAAACGAATTTATATATCCTCTTGAGGACTTTCTCGCTTTGTATCTTACCGACTAACTCAATGATAGTCTCTTTGTAATGCAAGGGAACACCACCCCTTTCCGTAGTACAGAATAGCACATTTTTCCATGATTGTGGAAAAATCGGACATCATTTCCATAATTGTGGAAATATCTCCCCGAACGGACGACCATTCGTCACATCATGCTATAATAATTTTATTTGTACTCGGATTCAAACAGGTCTGTGATTCTGACCTCCAGTGCAATCGCTATCGTTTCAAGTTGAAACAATGTCGGTGACACCTTACCGTTTTCGATGTTGTTGAGCGTCGATTTTCCGATTCCGGATTTCTTCGCCAACTCCATCAATGTGAGACCTTTTGCGGTTCTCATTTCCCACAAACGAATTTGCATCCTGTCCACCTCCTTTCACAATGAAAAGAGTACAGTATGCGTTATTCACTTGTAGAATGGAGGTGTTTTCATGAGTGAACTTTTGAAAAGCATGACAACGAGAGTTGTCGGAGTGTCATTTGATAATGATGACGGAACAAGCAGACAGGACATCATTTCCGGCTTGTCTGTTGGAGAGGCTCTGTTGCTGAATTATCATGAATACGAAAACGAACCCGCCTATGCTGTGACGGATGCTCTCGGAAACTGCATCGGGCATGTCTCGAAAGAATTGGCTGCGACAATCTATCAGAAATATAAAGATTGTTATTTTGCTGTTTCTGTTGATGACATCACCGGAGGTGATTCCGGTCTGAAATATGGATGTGTTATCAGTATAGATATATACGATTCTGCTCCGGAGACAAACGAAAATGAATCCTCGACTGCTGCAACGGTTGTTGATGTCATTTCTGCTCCTGTTCAAAACGCAGAATCAAGCAAGACGAATCGTGTATATAGTGCAATGTTCACCGTTATCGGTGCTTTGCTTATCCTCGTCGGTCTTGTTTTGTTGTTAATTGCTCCGCTTGGCGGTGCTGTTGCGATTGTCGGAGGTATATTTTCAATCGTCATCGGTCGAAAATATAAAAAATCGTAACAAAAAAGACGACCCGTGCTGCAACACGAATCGCCTTTGTGAAACCTCCGTCTCATGCTACTGCAAAAGGCACTGACAGAATGTTCCTGCAAACACCATTCTATCATAAAACCGTGCTTTTTGCATTGGTTTTATTTTTTATACTCTTTTTTAGGATGGTGATTTTATGAAACTACCGAACGGGTTCGGGTCGGTCTATAAATTATCCGGAAACCGACGAAATCCCTATGTAGCAAAAAAGACAAAAGGGTGGGAAATTGACCCTATAACCGGAAAATCAAAACAATTATATATAACCGTCGGATATTACCCGACACGCAAAGAGGCTCTCACCGCATTAGCGGAATATAACAAAGACCCCTTTGATTTGCACCATGCAACTATTACTTTCGAGGAAGTATATGAGAATTGGTCAGAAATCCATTTTGAAAAAATCAAGGACACGAATGGTTATAAGGCTGCTTTTAACACCTCGAAACCCCTGTGGAAAATGAGATTTGTTGACATCAAACTGGATCACCTGCAAAGTGTCGTCGATAACTCCGGCAAAAATACTCCCACGCTTAAAACCTTGAAAATCCTGTGGGGTCTCATGTATGACTATGCTGTCATTCACGAGATTGTGTCTCAAGATAAAAGAGACATGGTCAGATACGTCGATATAAGCAAGGCGGGAAATCCGAACGCATACAACCGGAAACCTTTTTCAAAGAAAGAGATTTCTATTCTGTGGAAATGCAAGGATTCAAACATATATGTGACCGTCATCCTTATTATGATTTATTCTGGTGTCCGTATCGGGGAACTCCTCGACCTTGAGAAAAAGGACATCCATCTTAATGAACGATGGTTCTATGTGAAAGAATCCAAAACAGAGGCAGGAATCAGAGAAGTTCCCATTGCTGAAAAGATTGTACCATTCTTTGAATACTGGATGAACCGGAAATGTGACCATCTGATTTGTACACCCGACGACGAACCTTTTCAGTACCGGAATTATTATGATTCTTACTGGATTCCTCTGATGCTTGAGTTCGGTTTCGGGAAATTTATCATTGATGAAACGAAAAAAGAACCTGTCTATGACGGACACCGCCCGCATGATACAAGACACACCTGCATCTCTCTCCTCACCGAAAAGGAAGTTGACGAGAGATTCATCAAGAAAATTGTCGGGCATAAAGGACAGGGTGTGACTGAAAACGTCTACACCCACATTGAACTCCCGACCAAACTTGAGGCAATCAATTTGATTTGATGGATGGTGATGTCATGAACAGAACAAAATACAAGAATAATTTTTATAAAGAGCATTATGAACGAATAAACCTCGCAGTTCCTAAAGGAATGAAAGATATTATCCGGACGCTCGCAGCAGACAAGGGAATGTCTATCAACGCATACATTCAAGACCTTGTCAGAAAAGACCAGTGCGGAATGTTCGACACGATGCAGGTCGCAGAAAAGAACAGGGAAATGATTTCCGGAATCACTGGAAACATGCACGACGGATATGACATCATATTCAAGGACGGTCATTCCTGTCACTGCCGGACGAAAAAAGATGTCCGGTCATGTATCATTGAATACTGCAAAGAAAATGGTGATTGAATCGCCCTTTTTCATGCAAAAATGTGTCTTGCACAAGATTTCAAAAGTATTGCACAAGACACCTGTTTTCGTGTTAGTTACCTGTGTGTTACCTGTTAGTTACCGGAACATTTTCGTGTGTTTTGAGGGTGTCTGATAGATTTTCAGAATATAAAGAAAACCCCGAAAATACTGGATTTTCGGGGTTTGTTGCTCTTTTTCGATATTCGGTTGAATTATCGCTTGCATAATTCCGACCCTTGAAAAATAAGGCTTTTCAAGGATTTTGTCAGTTACCCGTGTGTTACTCAAACTCCTCGGAGAGTTCTCTCGTTGTTTTATTATAACACACCCGTCCGGAACTTACACCTCAATGATGCGAACATGCTCCGGCTGACCGGACAGGAAAATTCCGTCGATAGTCTCAAGCATTTTCTTTTCCTCTACTGTGTGAATTGCCTTGATATAATACGACTGTCCTCTCACTGCACGTCCGCAGATGCTTTCATTGCCCCATGATGCAGAACGACGGAGATTCAGAGCACCATCACAATCAACGATCGCTCTTGTGGTCTTTTCAGGATAGATTGTGTCAGAATCGGACACCTGTTCCTCTGTTTTTCTTTCATCGTCTCCGGATGTCTCCTGCCCTGCTGCATCGTCTCCATCACCGGAGGTCTGCTGTCCGTTCTCCTGCTCGCTATTTGCCCCATTCTGCCCGTTTTCCGGTTCTACTGGTGTATTTCCTCCAGTGCCTCCGTTTTCGTCGTCTGTGGACGCTCCTGCGTTGCCCTGCTGCCCCTCTGCATCCTTTTCATCGGTGATGGTTGTTGCTGCTTTGAGTTCCTCTGCGGTCATCGTGCCGACCTTGTTCCCGTCTGCATTGTAGGTGTTCACGCTACCGTCGGGATTTGTCTCCAGTGCTCCCTCCGGAACATTGTCCGTGAGTGAGCCGATGACGTTTCCGTTTTCATCCCACACAACCAGTTCCTCGTTTTTTGCTGCTGCTTTCAACGCTCCCTCGATTGTCTTGTATTCCTTGCAGTCCTCTTTTTTGAACTCCGTTCCTTTGCCTAAATAGTATAACATGTTTTCGCCCTCCTCTGCTACTTTTTGAGATATTTGCTCGACGCAAATCCCACCACGTTTTTATATGCTACATACAACCACTTCACTCCGGACACATCCGTGTAATATCCATAACACTGACACGTCTCTCCGCTCTGCATTGTCGTCAAGACTTTCTTGTCTTTTCCTGTTCCTGCTCCCGACCGTAGATTCAACGCTCCTGCTCCCGTTACCTTGTACGTTCCTGCAAGGCTCTTGTTGAACCCTTTTGCGGTCTCCAGTTTCACGTTGCTATTGATTGGAACTGTCTGCGATGCACCTCCTCCGGATGCCTTTGCTCCATTGGTGAGGTTCGTCGCCACATGAGCACCATCGTTCAACAGAATGTCGCCCTCAAGCAAATACGCATCTGATGTCAGATATTTTTTATCTGTCAGCACCTCGAATCCTGCTTCCTTGAGTGCTGCCCGCATGTTTCCGGTATAACATGCAGTGCTCACATTTTTCAGTTTCTCATTTTTCAGTCTATATCCTGCACCTTTTACGATTGCAGCAACACCGGACGAACAGTCAGCCTCGCACGGAACTGTGATTTGAGCAGGGTCGAAATTTGAATCCGCAAGGTTCGTCCAAAATGTTCCCCTGTGTGACTGACAATATCCGACCATATTGTTGACTGCTGCTGCCTTTGCCATCTGTGCAATAAGTTTTCTCGTTGCTGCATCCGGATGACGGAGAACGCATTTCCACGGTCTGTTATACCAGTTTATAACCTGCCACTCTGTTCCCGTCTGATCTCCGGCTTTTCCTCCGGAATATTTTCCTCTCTCGTCGTGTCCGCAATTTGAAATCATTTCTTTTCCTCCTTTTGTTTCTTATCTCCGGAATCATCTATCACTGACATAATGAATATAAAAGCCAGTATGAACGGAACTCCTATCCATATCACCGCCACCAATACCGACAAAATGAAAAATGTCAGTTTGACCATGATTCTGTCCTGTTTCGTTTCCTGTTCCTCGTAGTATTCCGGAAACAACTCTTTTTCCCGCTCCTCTTTTTCGGACTGCCTTTCAAGCATCCAAAAAATAACAAACGTCAAAACGAATGTAACTGCTGCCCCGATGATGTACACTGTCACCATCGTGCTCCAGTGCTGTGACATGAAAATCTCAATTTCACTCACTGCCCTCACCTGCCTCGTTCGCAATGAGTTTCTGCACCGCCTCATTGCTGTCAAGCATCGTTCTCATTTGCTCAAGAGCCTCGTCCACCATCATGCTGAACATGTCGAATGTGATGACCTTTGCAAGCCACTCAAACCTTGCCACAAACATGTCGTACACATACCGGAGTTTGAGTTTTCCTGTTCCTGCTCCTAGTTCCTTTTCTGCTTTTGTCACCGCATACAAGAGCCACTCTCTGACCTTGTTCAACTGCTTATCAGATGGCATTTTCACAAAAGAATAAATTGCGTACCCGATAGAGCCTCCCACTGCTGCTATTGCCACGATAACAAACCAATTTTCAACGATGAATTTCATCCCTGCACCTCCTCATTATTGTCTGCATTGATGTCATCCGGTTCGTTCTCGTGCTGTTTTCCTGTATCTTTCTTTGTAACCGTCTTTACTGACTTAATGAGTGCCATCGCACCGCCCTCCACTGACAGGAATCGAAATACATTCTCTGTCAATGTTGATGGTTCAGCACCCACTCTCACAAACACTATAATCGCCACAACTGTGTAGATAAATGCTGCAAGAATCATACAGATAACAACACGATTCATGAACTGACCGGAGACTTTGTTTTTCCGCTTTGCTGCCCGCTGTTCTATCCGGTACAATTTTCTTTTATGCCGGAAATACATGCGACGCTCTGCGTTCGTCATCCTGCTTTTGTTCACTTGTTGCCTCCTTTATGTGGTTGATTCTTGCCTGTTCCCGCCCTCCTGTTATTGGTCGGTCTTAATATTCAAATTCATCCCGTCCAGTCTCTTGTGATACGATTTCAATGACTGCTCAACTATGAGAACCCTGTCGTGTAAATCCTGCACCTCTGCCCGTGTCTCTTTGTAGTCACGTTTGATGTCTTTGACATCGTCGGCAATGTTCTCCAGTTTTGTCATCATGAGTGTGTTCGCTGTCGCACGTTCCTCCGTCTCCTGCTCTGCATCCTTTTTGTCATTCCGCTTTTTATTGGAAATCCCTAAAAAGATTGCAAATGCGACGGAAATCCCGCTCAACAACAATGAGAGTTCAATCGTCACTCGGCTGCTCCTTTCCGAACGCTCCCACGTCGTCGGTGTCGCAGTATCGTCTCATGTGGTACTCAAGGACATCCAGTTTCCCGTCTGCCTCATTGACCATGTTCCGGAGTTCCTCTTTGACCCCCTCCTCCACTTTTGAGCGTTCAATCATTTCTTGCTGCTTTTTCACGATTCCGGACAACTCCTCCGTTATCTCGCACAACCGTGATATTATTTCAAGCGGTGTCATTTTGCCTCACCACCGGAATATTTTTCTCCCGTGATGTATTCATATTCCTCCGCTGAAATACTTCCTTTTGTGACACGCTCTGCGATCTGTTCCTCGGTGAGAGTGCCTTTCTTGTACATTCTTTTCAGACTTTCGACAAGCATTTTCATATTAAATCAACCCCTCCTCAATCAACTGTTGTGTGTATTCGTCGATGACTGCATCTTTCTGAAACTGTGTCACGGATTCAACGATTCCTGTTGTGTTGGATGCAACAACCTCCTGCATGAGCGTCAATCTGTCATATTCCTCCCGTGACATTTCACGCTCCTCTCGCTGCCATCCGGTGATTTTCTTTCCGTCTGCATCCTCTTTCGTTGCTTTCTTGATATTGCGTCTCTGATATACCGTTGTCGGTGACGCTGTTGTGTCGAACTCCTCCGGCTGTTCTGCCTCCGTTCCGAACACTTCTCTCCATTCTTTCATGTTTTTCTCGCTCCTTTCGCTTTGAATGTTTGCTAACTATTTTCTTTAATTTCTTAACATTCACATAAGGCTTGACCCTTTGCAGGTACATGTCGTATGTGTCTGTATTGCTCAAGTAACCCATGTATGACAGAATTGCGGTTGCATCGTACCATGTGATTTTCTCTTTCTTTGCGACACGGTTGACTTTCCGTGTGCAACTCAACATGATGCTTTCCCGCAGAATCGTCTTGTCGTGATAGAACTGGAATCCCATGAAATCGAGTGGTCTCCCTTTTCTCTTTCCGGTCTTTTTCTCTGTGTAATCGAACCGGAACACCTGCCAGTTTCCTTTCATCTGCAAGTTGAACTTTTCTCTCAAGAATCTCTCAATCTCCTGCTGCATCCTGTGGAGTTCCTTTTTGTTCTTTCCGAACACCACCATATCATCCATATACCGGATATAATGCACCGCTTTCAACTGTTCTTTGATGAAATGGTCGAGAGGCTGCAACATGAAATTTGACAACCACTGCGATGTGTAAAACCCTAAAGGCAACCCGACCTCGCTCCCGTCAATTATCAGTTCGAGGATGTACAACATTCTCTCGTCTCTGATTTTCTTCTTGAGCCACGCTTTCAAGACATCATGGTCAACACTCTCGAAAAAGTGTCGAATATCCATCTTGAGAACATATTTGCAGTTCTTTTTGTCTCGCTGAATCCACCTCTCGATGTACCTTTTCCCATAATGAGCACCCCTGTTCGGTACGCTCCCACACGAGAACTCATACATCCCTTTCATGAAAATGTCATAACACGCAGAGACGACAATGTGGTGAATCACCTGCTCATAATTGTATCGAGGTTTCTCAATCATTCTCACTTTTCTGCTCGTTCCCTCGTTGATGCAGACTTTCCCGTGTCTTGATGGTTTCCATGCCTTTTCCGGATGCGGTACGTCGTACCCCTCCGGTGCAGTGTTCTCAAGTTGCTCGACGACGTTCTTGACATGTCTCTGAATGTTGGTCGGCTCTAATATCACCGCAACGTCCGGACGCTCTGTCTTGCCCTTTGCTGCTTTATGAAATTTTTGCTCAACATTGCTATGTTCTAACATAGGCTTGTACAGGTTATTGACGGATTTATTTCCCATCTTTCTTATCACCTCAAGGTCTTTCTGATATTCTTACTCGACCCTGCCTGCATCGGTATCATTTCCACTGGTTAGGTGTATTTCAACACCCTGCGGTGTAGGAAAAAGGTGTGCTTTTGGTTAAATGCTCCATAATTTGATAAGATTGGCTCGCCACGATGTTCGTGTTCACGTTCGTCGCAGGGTTGTTCACATTCCAGTACGACAAACCGCACTTCGACCCGTTGCCACGGTTGCCACCGAACAGGGCAAGGACGCACACCGATTCCCCTGTCATGTCAAGGTCATCTTTTTGTCATGTCGGAGATTCTATCACAATTTTTTCTGTTTGTGTCGGATGTGCCTCCCGTTTCCATCATCGTGGAAAATCCTTGTCATGCCGGACACCTCGGAGGGTAAACCCTCCGAACCTCCCTTTTTATTGCGGGGGAGTATCTCCCCCGTTCCCCCTCGCTGCTTACGCAACAGCAACAGGCGGTTTACAAGAAAGGCTCGCCACGAAGTACGTGCTCACGTACGTCGCAGGGCTGTGCACAGACCAGCACGACAAACCGCACCTCGACCCGGCGCCACGGCTGCCACCGAACAGGGCAACCGCAACGATCGTATTGTTGAACCATAACCCATCACATTCGTATGTGGTCTCACTTCCGGATGCAACGGTCGGGATTCTTCCGATGTCGGATGCCATTTCCATTCTTGAACAGTAGCCTCCGGATGTTCCGGACGGTGTCAGTCCTGTGTTTGTGTACCCCGCACCTGTTGAGTTGTACGGAGGAACTGCTTTCACATGATACACTCCGTTGATAAGCAGCAGACCTCTCAAACGTTTCCAGTAGTTCGCAAAGAAGTTCTCGCAGTAAAATACTTTGACTGCCTGTGTGGTCGATGTATAACCGAAAAACTGTCCTTTTCCGTTGAGTGTTCCGGTCTGCAAGAAATTGTCGGACTGACTGTTTCCGTTTCCAAACTTGCCTTGTGAGTTGGTGCTGCATGTAATCATCGTACACATTTCATACATGAGGTTGATTTCAGAAAATGACTGTTTATCCCATCTGTCACCGTTCTGCTTTGCTGCGGTCGTCTCCTGCTCGTCTGTCATGGACGCTGTCGGTGTGAGACCGGAGAGTGAACGCATCCTGTTGTTGACAACCGAACCCTCGTACATCGGGAAATATGTCACAGGCAGGACATTTCCGTCTGCGTCGGTGTGTGCGTATGCTTTGTATGTGTCATCGTACTGCTCCTCACAGAACACAACAAAATGATAATTGTTCTGTGTCCATCTCTTGACCCAAATCAGAGGAATCTCGGACATTGCATTTCCACCGTATGATGTTTTTGTGATGTCCGATGCTCCTCCGTTCAGCTTGAGAGCATGGTTTTCATGATTCAGTTCATAGTCAACCGTTCCGTCAGTTCTTACCATGACCGGACGGTTTTTCTTTACGAACCAAATATCTCCCCAGTCTCCATAATCGAACCCGCCTCCTGCGAAATTCATTCCTGCGGGTGTCATTCCAACCGCATCATAAAGATATTTGACACGGGTTGCCGGATTGCTGTCGAGGAGGTTGATTCTCATTCCGTATCTTTTCGGTTTTGCTTTTGCGTCCTCGATAATTTTCTTTGTGTTGGAAAGAATCTCCTGCGACGTGGATTCTTTCGCCATGAATATTCTGTCTCCTGCTGCCATTATTCACTTGCCTCCTTTGTGATTTCCTCAAAATACAACGTACCGTTTGAGATACCCATTCGATACTTGATTTGTGTCGCATCGTCCTCCAGTTCGACAGTCGTTGCCAGTGCTTTCATTTCTGCAAGCAACTCCGTTCCCTTTTTGACCATGTCGTCATAGTACGTTTTTGCATCTTTGTCCATTCCGGTCTTGATTTCTCTGACCTCCTCGATGTCAAATGCGACAGGGAGGCTCATGAACTCGGTCGAACCGTTACCGATTCGGATGATTCTGTGACCGCTTGTCGTGGTTTCGAGACCCAGTTCTCCATCATCGAGAACCCTCTTGCTCTCCGTCCACTCTGCGGTCGTTCCCTTTTTCAGAGTGATTGTTGCTGTTGCCATTCTTTTTCACCTCTTTCTCAAATTGTGTGTGACGTTCCTGCGATATACTTGTCATAATCGGTCGTGAACGGTGTTCCTCCCTTGACAAGCAGGAGGTCGGTTGATTTTGGTGTTCCTCCATCCACATTGATGTTGATGTCCGTCTCAAGTTCTCTGATGCGTTCATAATAGTCTTTGACTGCTGCCAGTATCGCATCAAGACCGGACTGACTGATGATGATTTTGTTTGCCTCCTCGGTCGCTGTCAGACATTTCTTTGTCTGCTCGATTGCTGCCTCCATCGCCTCGACGCATTTTGCAATCGCCTTTGCGGTGTCATCCTCTCTCCGGCTCTCTTTGATTTCTCTTGCCTTTTCAGCAGCCTCTCTCAACCGCTCCTGTGCCTGTCTGACCGCCTCTGCTGCATCAATGGTGTTCTGTGTGTCCTGTGCGATTTGCAGAGCCTCTCTCGCTGCTGCAATGGTGTTCTCCAGTCTTGTGTATTCTCCGGAGTGAATGATTTCCGATTCATCCCGCTGTGACGGAAAAATCTCCATCTCAAACGTCGCACTCGTCAGCAATGCACCATTTTGATACAACTGCACCTCACACAACGCTGTTCCGTGAACCTGCAACATGCCTCTTGTGAGAGGAATGAGAGCCTCATTTCCGGACTTTTCTCCATCGTTGTGAACGTGTGTCTTGTCTGGTTTGGTCATGTTGATAATGACCTCCACATTGTCCGGTATCTCATACACGACACCGTCCTCCATGAGTGTCACTCCGATGTACCGTGTTCCCATGTCCATCTGTTTCGCTGCGACTGCAAAATGCTGTGTGTCTCCATACAAATCCACTTTGATGTGTCTAATGATTTCCAATTTTCTCACCTCCTCATGACAATTCTTGCTCGGTTCTCTGAACCTCCTCGAATGACAGTCTTGTGTTTGCCAGTTCGACCTTGTTCTTTTCTTTCGTCAACGGGTATTCATAGAATTTCACAATCCTGTGGCTCTCACGGATTCCCGTTGACTTGGAGATCAGCAGCACCGTGTCTCCCAGTGCTATACTGAACACCTCTTTGTACTGTTCTTTTTTCTCCTCGTCCTGCACTGCCTCAACAAGATTGATGATTTCTGCTGTGTACGACCTGTATGGTTTGGAAAGTTCGTCCAGTTTCGCCTCCGCATCCTCTTTCAGTGATTCCGCATCCGTGTATCTTTCATCTTTCCACGTCATCGTTTTCACTTTCTTTGAATACTGGTGATTCTCAACATAATTTTTCCCGTCGATATTCAGCATCAATCCATCTTTCCCTATCGGAATGAGCCTTGTTGCAAAGTCGTATGAGTTTGACTGCACCTGCAACCGCTTGAGATTCAGACGTTCAATGAAATATGCTCCTCTGTCCTCTCCGCATTTCTCATATACCGAAATTCCCTTGTTCAGAGAATCGAACACCATCTCGCATCTATACGTTGTGATTGCCTGTTGAGCGACATCCCATGCAGAACAGTTCTGCTCTATCCGGATTGTTCTCTTTTTGGAAACATCGCACCGGATGACTTTCCATCCAGTTCCGTCTATTGCCTCTGTCAGACATTCATCGACCGTCTTTTCCACAGTCTCAAATCCCTGCGGATATTGTTTGCCCTCCAGTTCCTCGACGTTCAATGTTCCGGTGCATTTGTACCATTCCCCGCTCGGCTCGACCTGCTTGATAACAAATTCGTCCGTGTCGGTTCTGATATATCCCTCCTCTTTGATGTCCGCTGCATACCTGTTTGTCTTTCGGAACTCGAATGTGATTTCCTTATCTCCGGTCTTGAGAGTGCTTGTGATGCACGTTTCTTTTATTCCGGATAAAATACACACCTTTTCGTGTGAATCATTGTACAAATCCATCTGACCGCCTCCTATAACCACATAGGTTTATACTGCAATGTGACAAGTGCGTTATTGTCAGAGAAAATGAGATGATGTTCCTTTTCCTGCCCTGTTGTGAGATACGGAAATTCCATCAATGACACATCCTTGAACTTGTTCTCTCCGTCCATCGTTGCGAATCCTGTTTCTCCGTCAATGATGACGGTTGCTCCTCTCGGAATCGTGTCGATAATAATTTCACCGCAGGAAAGACCGTTGATTCTTAACTGCTCAATGTACTCCGTTGCTGTGATTGTCAGTCTGCACGGTGTCGCCCTGTTTCCCTGTGCCTCAAATATTGCCTCATACGCTCCCTGCCAGTTCAAACTCACTTCGTCGCTGAACCAATACCCCGTGAATTTGAACTCTGCTGTGTACCGTGTTTTCGTTATTGTCTTGCTCAACGAGTTCCCCGTCATATATGCCTTAAAATGGCGACTGTACCCGTCCAGTGTAAGGACAACACCTTTCTGCAACTCTGCATTGAAATCACTGACATGTTTTTGAACCTCGTCTCTGTCTTTTCCTCTGAACAGGACTGTCACTGTCAGTCCGGACAATGGTGTGTATGTTTCGGATTCCGACGGTATCAATGCCCCGTCGAACATCTCCACTGTCACCCCCGTCTGTGGAGGCTCGAAATCAACTGTCAACTGCTTTGCATCGAATGACCGAATGTCTATGCTGTCAATTTTCATGTCCTCACCTCCGTTTTTTTGTTGCTATTGCAAGATTATCACTGACCTTTTCGGTCGTTCTGCTTGCCACTTCGTCTCCGTCAATATAGTTGTGAACCTCGATAAAAGCGTTCACATTCTGATTGATCGCTTTCAGCTTTCGGTCAAGCATTGAGTTCAATTCTGTGTAGAACTCTGCAAGTGGCAAGATTGCCTCTGCTCCTGCCTCTCCTCCGACCATGAGCCTCGTTCCATTCATTCCGAACACTGTCGGACTTGTCATGATTCCTCCTGTTTTGTACCATTCAACACCGAATGACGGTACAGATGGAGGGTTCAGACTGAACGAGCCGGATATACTAAAATGTGGCATTTTCAAATGTGGCAATGACCACTCAAAATTGAAAAATCCCTTGATTCTGTCGATAGCATTTGAGACCGCTGTCTTTGCGGATTCCATCTTTTCGCTGAATTTTGCTCGTATGCTCTCCATGACTGAACCGACCGTTGAAAGAGCACCGTTCAATTTTGTCGAGAAAGATGACTTAATGCTGTCGAGTTTTCCACCTGTCAACGTGTTCGCTGTGGACATGAGTGAGTTCATCGTGTCCTTGATGCCCGTGAATGTAGCCGACACAATTCCTTTCATGCCCCCGCCTTTTTCGTTATAGGCAGATTTCATATTTTCCAGTTTTGTGGAAACATTGGTCTTTGCGGTCTCCATGAGATTCGTCGCTGTGTCCTTGATGTTTGTAAACCTCGTTGACCATCCCTGTTTTACGCTCTCGACCTTGTTTGTAAAATCGTTCTTGAGTGACAGGAGTTTGTTGCTCGCATCTGTGTTCCACTGCTGCATCGTCGTTGAAATCGTCGATTTCATGTGAGACCATCCGGTTGACACATAGGACTGTATTCCGGAAATCTTCGTCGTGAAATCGGTTCTGATTTCCGTCAGTTTATTTGATGCGTTTGTTTTCCACTCGGTCATCTTGGATGTGACCGTCGTTTTCATATTCTCCCAACCCTCGGAGACTTTCGTCTTGATTTCCGATGTCTTTTCAGAGAATTTTGTCTTGATTTCTGTCAGTTTTCCTCCCGACAGATTATCAACGAACGTGAATCCGGCTGTGTAATAGCCTTTGATTCCCTCCCATCCTGCTGCAACTACTCCTTTAATACCGCCCCCGTTTTCCTCATAGGCGGTTTTCATGTTCCCCAGTTTCTCCTTTGCGGTGTCAACTGCTGCCCCCATGAACTTTGTGACAGTATTTTTCACCGCTGAAAACGTCTTTGTCGCTGCTTGTCCGACTGCACTATTCGCAACCGAATCTTTTATCTCGTTCACCTTATTCGTGACCGCCTCTTTTGCTTTCGAGAACGCTCCCGTTATGGTTTCCTTGATTGCGTTGAATTTCTCCTTGACGTTACTCCACAACTCGGATAATTTTTCTTTGACCTTATCCCAGTTTTTATATAAAGCGATTCCTGCTGCGATCAGTCCTGCAATCAGTGTCACAATTAAAATAATCGGACACAGATTCATGACTGCATTGAGGGCGGTCTGTGCCACCGTCATTCCTCCAGTCACTCCGGTCGCTGTCGCTGTTGCTGCGGTATGTGCTGCCTCCGCTGCTGCCCCTGCTGTGTCTGCTGCTGTTCCTGCTGCGGTTGCTGCTGTCTTGGCTGTTATCTTTGCGATGATTCCTCCGACAAACGATGCAAACTGTTGACCTGTTTTCACCGTCGTCGATATTCCCTGTGCTACTTTTCCGAATCCGATTGCTAAAGGACCCACCGCAGCCACCACAAGACCGACCTTGATGATTGTCTGCTGTTGCCCCTCGTCAAGAGAGGTGAACCACTTTGTCAGTTCTTGAATCTTTGTCGTCACCTTTTCGATGACTGGTGCTGCTGCGGTCTGTGCTGTTGTCGCCAGTGTTGACAATGCCAGTTTTGCATTGTTCATCGCTATTGTTGCATTATCAATCGGGTCGAGTGTTCCGTTGTATGTGTCCTCGACCGTCGTTCCATATTCCGACATTGAGGATGACAGGCTTGTGAGGTCAATTCTGTTCTCTCGGATTGCTGTCGCCATTTCAGCAGCACCCTTTTTTCCGAACAGTTCTGTCGCAATCTGTAAAGCCTCTGTGTCCGTCTTTGCGTTCTTAATGCTGCCGATTGTCTCCTCCAGTGCGACATCCATCGACTTTCCCTCGGCTGTTGCGTTCTGCAATGCCTTTTTCAGTCCTGCCAGTGCTGTCGTAGAATCAACACCGTTCGCATCGAATTGAGCCATCAAATTGATTGCTTGTGGTAATGACAACCCCATCTCTTTGAACGCTGAATTGTTATCCAGTACATAACTTTCGAGTTTGTCAACGGAAATTCCTGTCTCCTGTGCTTTTGATGTCAGCAATCCCAACAGATTCCCCGTCTGTGATGTGTCTATGTTCCACGCTTTCATGATTTTGTCCACTTGGTCAACAGACTGTGTCACATTCGTTCCGTTTATGCTCGAAAACTGAATGAATTGCGTTGACAGGCTCTCCAGTTCCTCTCCTGTCGAATGAAATCTCGTGTTTACTTCACCGATAGCCTCTCCGACCGTTGACATGTCCTCCGGCATACTTCCGAAAACATTGTCCGCAGATGCGGTCAATCCCTCCAGTGCCTCTCCGGTCGCTCCGGTCTTTGTCACTATCGTGTCATATCCCTCGTCGAGTTCCTTGAACGCTGCGATTGATGCTGCTCCTATTGCAGCAATTCCCGCAGAAACGACGGACATTTTCTTTCCGAAACTCTCCATCTTTTGTCCTGCTTTGTCACAACCGCTTGCAAATTCATTCAGTTTATGATTTTTCAGTTCCTTGTTTACTTTTTCGAGTTCAGATTCCATCTCGACGAGTGATGCTTTTGATGCGTTCGTCTTTGTGGTCTGATTTGCAAGAGCAGTCTCCGTCTTTCCGATTGCTGTCTCGTTTGCCTTAAATTCCTGCTCCAGTTTGTCGAGTTCCTCTTTCAGTGCCTTTGACTGCTCTGAATTTGCTCCGGTCGCCTTTGTTGAATCCTCATAGGCTTTCTTTGCTGCCTCGACCTTTGTTTTCAATTCCTCCTGCTTTGTCTTTTGGTCTGAAAGTTTCTGTGTGAGTTTTGCTTGTTGCTCACTGTTTAATTGAACGATATTCTTTTGCAGAGTGATTTTTTGAGTGAGGCTCTCGGCTTTCGCCTTGAGTTGGTCTGCTGCCGAACCGAACGCTTTTGCTTGCGTCTGTGCCAGTTTGAACTCACTGGATAACACTTTCATCTGTGACGCAGCGGATTTCATTTGTGACTGATAATCAGACGAATTTGCTGAAATCTTCACGCTTGTATGTGCCATCGGTTCTCCTCCTCTCTGTGTTATGTGTTCTCGTTCACCGTTTCAAGTTCAAATTTCAGATATTTCAGCAGTTCAATGATATTTTCTTTCATGCACTGCCCGTATGATTCCCGCATGAGCCGAATCGCAATTTTTGTCACACGGTCAACGATTTCTCCGCATATCTTCCATGTGTTCTGTTCTTCCTGCTCCTCGTCCTCATACCCATTCTCACGGTCATATTCGTCGAACGCAGATGTCTCTCTTTCGATTGGCTCTGTCTCGACAATGTTCAGCAACGCATCGGAAACAATATCCTGCATGATGAAATGAATCCCCTTTGATGCTGTCAGAAATTCAATGACATCCACCTCACCCAGTTCATCGAGAGACATCCTGTTTCCGAATATCTCTTGAATAATTCTTTTGTTGAAAAACAGTGCATCCGTTATTTTGTCCGAACCGTTTTTCTCCATGAGTGCAGCATATTTCTTGTACTGCTCAACCGTTATGTTATTGATGAATACTTTTCCTGTGCTGCAAGTGATTGTTATTTCCGGAATCACTTGCCACTCTGAAAATTTTTCATCATCTTGTCCATTCTCTTGTTCATTTCCTCTGCGATTCCCATGTCAATCATGTTGAACTCGATGACGATTCCTGCTGCATCCAGTCCGCTCTCTGCGTCCTTTAACTCGTCAACCGTGAACTGATTTCCGTATGCTTTGCAGATGAACAACATCATCGCCTCAATTTCCTGTCGTGAGTATCTTTTTGACGCTCTCTCGGATGTCGCAGCGTCAATCTGTTCTGCAAGTTCGAGATATTCCATGTATGTGTCCGCAGACATTTTCTCCATTTTGAACTCTTTATGATTCACGATAATTTTTCTATTCATTGAATTATCCTCCTGTTATATCCTCTCTTGTTTTACGCTGCTGCGTCCGGTGCTTCCTGCACTTTTGAGAACCAGTCTTTGATTGCTGTTGCTGCATCCGTGTCCTCTGCTACAAGGTTGGATTCATCAACAGATACCTCATACAGATTGTCGATGCTACGCTCGTAGAAACTGCCCTTGATGCTCTTGGTTGTAGGTGACAGTTTTCCCTCTTTAGTGCTTGCCTCCTCGCTGATACCCTCTGCAAACTTTCCGACATAAAGCCACTTGAACTCATATTTCCCGTTGAGTTTTCTTTCTCTCCATCCGACAGCGACCTCTGGTGCTCTGTCGTCAGATGACTTTCTCAAGAATCCTTTCTCGTACAACTGCCCGAACAGAATCACTCTGTCCTGCGGTGCAAGAGCATTGATCTCCAGTTCGACATCTGTTCCCTCGTATGAGGTGATGACCTCCTCGGTGTTATCGTCGGAGTAGATTTTCTCACTTGTCCACTTTTCATCAATTTTCGCTTTGATTGCCCTCGCTAATTTCACCGGAGTTCCGGCTGTGTATGCTGTTGCAGTATTGCTCTGCACCAGTGCGATGTAGAAATCTTTCAGACCGCAAGTTCTACTCCTTACAATCTGCTGTGTGGTTTCATTTACCTGTGTTACTGTTTCGCTCATGATTTTTCCTCGCTTTCATAATATTTTGTGAATCGCTGTGCTTTCATATAGATTCCATCTTCCGGTTTTGAATCGTCTCCGTTTCTCCCCTCGAATGAGAACCCATTCTCTTTCATGAGAGACTTGATTTCCCTTGCCAGTTCCACCTCGTCCTCCTTTGAGAAAATGGTGATTTGCAAGGAAAGTGTCACTCCCTCCGCATCATCATCCGAAAAATTGTCATCTGTTTCGCCCAAATCCCACAATGTCACATGACATTTGTTGAGGTCTTTGTCATACCACCCCTGCATCACGGTGATTCCTCTGTCCTCTATCGGCTTGAGTGCGTCTGATGCGTCTTTTATAATGTCCGGACTGCTGTCCATGCTTATCACCCCACTGTCCTGTCTAAATACGCTTGATATTCCTGTTCTGCTATCTTTTGCAGTTCTGCATCTGCCTCCCTGCCTGTTGCATATATGAACTCTTGTGGCGGTCTGTAAATCGTTCCCCAGTTAATAAAACGGACGTAGAAATGACCGCCCTCGTCCTGTGTGTTCTTTTCCCATCCGACATCTGCTGTCGCTCCCGTACCGTTCACCTTTACTTTTCCGATAGGGATTTCATCTGCTGCATGTGCGGACACGGATGATTTTGAACCGAACCCTCGCCCACTTTTTTTGATGTCCTTTGACTTTGGGATTTTTCCGGACATGATTCTCTGTACAACTGGTTCACCTTTTTCAGCGATCGTTTTATTTACCTGTGCAATATCTTCATCCGATGCAGCACTTTCAAACGCTTTCACCAGTTCCTCCAGTCCTTTGAACTCCATGTCAATTTTCATGTCCTCACCTCCGTGTCAGAATGTGACACCTATGCAACCGCACGACATTTCACAAGCACCCATCCGTTATCTGTGAACATCGGTGATGCGTCATAGATGTCGAATCGTGTTCCGTCATACTCTGCATAGAACTCTTTCATTTTCTTTCTGACCTCTTTCATCCGCTTGCAATTCCGAACCTTGAAAACAATGGTGTTCTCAAGACCTGCTTGCAGTGCTGTGTATTTCTCATTTGTTCCCAAACTCTGAACATCGCACCAACACTCATAAAACACCTCTGTTGTCGGTTCTTTCCTGCCCGCCTTGATTTCTGTGGTCACTCTGATTATTTTCACCCGTCCGGTCATTCACTGCTCCCTCCATACTTTTCATTGAGTAGCATGGTTGAGACCGCATTTGTGAGTTGCTGTGTACCGTTCTGATACTTCTCCCTGTGGTCGTACAATTCCTTGACGAAAGAATATACAAGCAATCTCTGACGGGCGGTCAAATTGTATGGGTCGAAATTCGGAATCAGTTCCATCAACTCCTCTGATGCAATCGCCTCAACCATAGTCTCGACAATGTCCTTGTCGTCGTCATAGTCGATGTGATTGTATTTCATGCAGTCCTCAACCAGTTTGTCTCTATACTCTTTCTTTTCCTCGTCCGTCATTTCATTCACCTGCTTTCAATCACAGGGCGGGTGTTCCCGCCCTGCTGCATTTCTTATCCCTGCACAACTTCCGTGATGTTGCCTTTGATGATTGCTCCATCATCAACAGGCTGCACGTCAAAACGGTCACGAACCTTGATTCCGGTCATGTCTTTCTCCCACAAACCTGCTGCCTTGTCGTTCATGTCGATGGTGATGACATTTCTGTCAAATAATGTGATAGCCTCTTTTAAGTCGCCCATATACACAGAATGCTTGTATGCGGACACCTTTGCATCGACTGTCGTTTCCTGCTCCTGTCCTTTGCAAGTTACAACATACTTTCCTTTCACGACTTTCCATGCTGTCACGTCGGACGTTGCGGATGCGTCGATTGCTGTGGTTGTTCCGTCGATTGCTAATTTGCTGCCGGAGATTGTGAACGCAGGTGAGTACACAGGTTCAGATTTCACAGTCCTGTTTGACACCTTGACAATCGGATATTTACCGAACAACATCATCTGTGTCGGCTGTGTAGGATTCGGCTGCAAAATATACTTTCCGTCCTTATCCTTTAACTTGTCGAGGTAGTTGTACCCGTTCTGATTTGCGATGACCATTGCTCCTGTTGTAATAGCAGGGTCGAGACCCACGTTGAACACGTCCTTGAGACTGTCGATTGTGGAAATCACAACCTCTTTCCCCTTTGTCATCTCGTCCGCAACCTTGAGAATCATCGCATTTCTCGTCGCCTTTGTTTTCTTGGCAATCCACTTGTTGATGTATGCCATGACATTGGCTGCGGTGTCCTCAAACAGTTCTGCGGTGATTTTTAAGATGCCACCCTTTTTCTTGATTGCATACACAATCTTTTTGAACTTCGGCTCATCCATGTCGGGGAAATCTGCCTCCTCGTCCACATTATCAAACGGGGTGGAATCTGCATCGACCTCAATGTTTCTCGAACCGCTCTTTGTGGTTACTCCCTCAACATTGACATACTGCTCCAGATTATCCTCTGAACGTCTTAACTCGATGATGTCTGTTCTGATGTCCTCCGGAACGGTGACACCGATACCCATTTCATCATCGTCTCCCTTTGTGGTGTCTGTGCTTAACGCATCCTTGTACACCTTGACATCTCCCTCGTCCGGTTCTCTCTTTAAGAATCCACACTTGACGATATTGACGAACGCTTTCACGAGGTTTTTCTTGTCCGCTTTTCCCCCGATGGTCTTTGCTGCT